TCCAATCAGACGTGCATTCTCAGACTCAGGAGGATTGCCCAATAAAACCCGATTCGCAACAGAAGAAATGTAAACCGGGCAATTATCCATGTGGAAATACTTATAACCCTGTGTGCTGTTCGGATTAGTCACGACATGTGCATCAACCGTATCGCCAGAGGTAAACGGATAAAATGTAAAAGGAAGTTTGTCGGTAGAAATCGCCTCACGTACATAGTATGAATCGAAAATCCGAAGGATGTTTCCGAACGGGACTTTTGGATGTGCAGCAAAGCATTCTCCATAGAAACACACATAAATCGGCGTACCTTTCTTCAATTCAGGTGAATTAACAGACGCACCATTCTGTGTGACAGAGACATCAAACAACTGTGCATATTTCCCAGTCGCTTTGTCCATGCCAATAAGACCAGAAAAGTTACTGAGATCATAATCTGAGAGATTTACAGGGACTCTTCCGACATAAACATACGCCTCATGTTCATCACCAAAATCAGCAAGATCATAGAAATCACCGTAAAATGCGTTGTTGTACAGCGTAAGACGTATCACACTTCCGCCAGGTACGGTTGGACAGTGAAGGTTGGTTTCTCCACGGAAATAAATCGGGTAACCGTAATGAGAACCATTACAGGCCACCACAATACTTCCAATATACGTGGTATTCTGAATGTAAACCTCATACGACGACCCATTAGCAGGAACAGACGGAACATCGATTCTAACCGAAAAATCATTCGGTTTGTAATGCGGATTATCGGAATCATTAACCCTCTGTGTACGATAATCACTCAAATTGCTCAAAGAGGATACGACTGTTGTACCTTGAGACTGAACAACGAACATTGGATTCTGAACTTCATCGCCGCCTGAGCCTGTATTTACAAGTCTGTCAACGTAATCCTTAATGGACATGGTTGTACGCTGTCTAAGGACAAACCCATCATTAGACAGGGTGTACACACCACTTGAGTTCTTCACCAAGACTCTGTGACCCTGACCCTGCTGACCTGTTGTATAACTGTCGAACTCATAAGGAATATTGTAGGAATAGAATGGGAACACATATACGAACTCTCTTGAGTTCGACATAACGGAAACCCAGAAACCTATCGTTGTGGGTTCATTATTGCTATTATGTTCAGCATAGAAACCGTAATCATTTATTCCATTCTGCGTAACGGCATTCAAAAATGACGAGGGTGGATTGGTTGGAGACGCAAGCGTAGTCTGTGAAGACTGAATCACGCCGACAGACGTATGTGATGTTATAACAACACCATAGTAAACATGACCAGGTTTAAACCATAACTGTGTAGGCGAATTATCGTCATCAAGTGAGACCTCGAAATCAGTAATCGTGTCAGAGACACGAAGGTACGTATTCGTATCACGTGCCAAATAAAGAGACTGATTTTCGTCAAAGGTCGTATCGTTTGCGTTTATCCGAAGAGGATAGCTGTAATCCTCATCGTTTATTCCCTTATTGCAGAACGTGAAGCCAAGACCTCCATTAACTGTAAGTTCCGAGAATCCATGCGTACCTTCAACAGACGCAACCAGGAAGTTATCACCGGCACGACCGTAGCTGTTCAGAAAATGAACACCATCAACAGAAAGACCTGTCGGAAGCAACGAAGCCGTTGCTGTATGCCCAGAGGATGGCGAATATTCAACAGTAATATTAGAGGCATTAAGATACGCATTATAATCACCTGAGTTTAAAGTCTTCCGTGCGGTGATTGTCTGCTGAGTATTAAGAGTTACGAAATTGCCAGTCTGAGAGTTCACCCAAGTTGCAACAGCGGAAGTCGTTGGGAGATTTGTCGAAGACGTGTTGGAGATGGACGTGTCTACGGCTTTGTCTGCGGCAGCTCCGAGACTCAAATTGATGGTCTTGTTTGCTGTGGCATTTGTTGTGAAGTTACCTGCACTCGTACCAGAGCGTTTCTGTATCGTAATGGTGGCATTTCCTACGGTAGGAATATCATCAGACTGTGCATAACCATCAAGCTGCGACGAAACCCACCCTGTCACGGCTTCCACTGTTGGAAGATTTCCTGATGATGCGTTTACGATACTTGTATCGACACTTCGGAAAGCCGCATCCCCCAAATCACTTTCAGAAACAAATCCAGAATCGTTCTCAAGGTCACTCGTGTTCTCCGGTACAGAAATATCAGCAGTAACACCGCTTGAAGCATTAGCTGTAAAGGTCGCAATCGTAGCACCATTTCTCTGGATGGTAAGAGCTGCGTTATTGACTGTAGGAAGGTCTGTTATCTTTGCATAATTCTGACTGCGAACCCACTGAGTCATGGAAATAGTCGTGACGAGATTTCCGGATGATGCATCCGTGATTGGGAACGGGTCAACGTCATATTCTGCGGCCTCACCGAGAGCGTCAATCGCATTACTTATCTGTGTATCGGTCTGTGTTTTCGTGTAATAATTACTGGGGTCAAAGATACTGGACAGAGGTATGGAGATATCTTCTTTTCCTGCATCCGTATTGAACGACACAACAAGATTGTCATTCTGGATTGCTACATCACTTACCATGCCGTCCTTAATGAAATCCGTGGCGTCGATTTCCATGTTTGGAAGTGCTGTATTGCTCGCATTCTTGAACGTAATCTTTTTCGTAGAAGAATTGTACGATGCGCTTGTCGGGTATGCAGCCAACGACTGATGCTCAGTAAGAACACCGAGGTCATCCTCAAGGTCTGAAAGATTCTGAGGTATCGACTCCTCTATTGCATCAATTCGGTCATTTGTGACCAATGAAGCATACGTAACTTCCTGAACACGACCGTCTTTATAGCAGAGAATTGGATGAATGGAGTCCAATGTGAACGCTGTTGCGGTTGCCGTAATGCCGAGGAAAATGTACAACTTTCCATTTTCCTGTTGAGGAATCGTCTGTGACCACCACTGTGCTGTGTCGAGGTAGAACTTTCCATCATTACGGTTAAACGTGCAGACAAGATACACAGGTCTGGAAGCTGTCAATGAGGCTGTGCCGAAACACTGATTCACGGTTAAAGTGTATGTACGCCAAATCTTATTGGCAACCGCAATACTCCCACTAGCATAAGATGTATCACTGGTGAGGATACTTTCTGGGTAAAATCCCAATGTAGTACACGTCTTTGGAGTCCCGGAAGCATGTGCTGTGCTTGATGTCGTAATGGATACGTATTTATTACCGTCACGGTCAACCAGAAGACTCGGCTGAAAAGCATAAAGACCTGTACTCCCGGCAACCACACGACCGCCGATACGATTGCGTTCATAGGAAACCGTAATAGATGCCACGTAGTTTGAATCGGCAAACCATCCTGTGATGGTATTACTACCTATCGTTTTGTTCTCACAGTATGTAAGCTGAATGATTGAACCGACGGGGAACGTTGTAGTGACGTTATTGTTACCACGATACTTAATAGGGATTGCAGCCGTTGTGCTTCCGTTAGCCATCGTGAGTGTCAACGTAGCAGCATCGGTAGTTCCTGCATACGGAAGATAGAAATTGATGCACATGCCGTCATACAATGCATCCTGTACAGACACACCTGTCCATGCATTTGTTGAAGCAGTCTGTGTGCCGATGACAAATTCCTGACCATGCTTGAACGAATAATGCTTAATCGTGTCAGAACCGATTTTCAGACTGCTTTCTGTAAATGTTTTTTCGCCTGTTATGTCTTGGTCTGTATCAGTCGTGACATACGTCTCAAGAATATCGTCCAAAAGACCCTGGGTGACCATACCGTCAAAGTCAGCACTCAAACGAAAAACATTATTCGTTTCCTCGATATTCACGAACAAACGCAACGATATGTCAGCCACAATGGGTTCATCAGAGACGCACACGCCAAGAACCACCTGCTGCTCCTGAGAAACAAGATAACCCTGAATGACGACGGAATACCCTGTCGGAGCGTTGTCATTAGCAGACGATGTGAGGGCAAGGTTTATCTCGGACGAAACCGAACTACGAACATGCAGTGCATAAGCTGAAGAACCATAAGAAGCAGAAAACGTCTCAGGCGTCATCGAACGACACTGCTCACGAGTCAGTTTTTCAGAAACGAGATGAGCTGTTATCTCCGTCATCGAAAACTGACGGGTCTGTAATGCAGACAGGTACGGAACTGTTGATACAGGTATTACACATAAGTCAAATGCCATAAGACGGTCTCCTGTACATATAGAGTATGTAAGAAATCTTCGTTAGAAACAAAGTTAAAACTACCCAAAGATATAGATAGCTCTTAGCTTTGATAGAGATTTAAACCAAAGCAGAAAACAAAAAAGGGACACTGAACAGTGTCCCTTTTTAAACACAAACAAGAATACGCTTACGGTTCTGGAACTGCTGTACAAACACAAAGAGCAAATCCATAAGAAGGACTTGTCATACCTGTTGAATCCATAGCGTTCAGAGTACGGAACGTACAACCGGCAATTATGCGATTCTGTGTAGCACGGAAGTCACCGGCATTGTCTACGATTTCAGCAAGATAAGCATCTGTCGCAGAAGTCGTTGTTCCATTCCAAGAAGGCGTCGAAGACTGGACAGCGGCGGTTGTGAAATCCACGATACCAACCTGACCAGAGAAGTTGATTGCAAGCCACATCATCTGACCAACTGCCGGTGTGATTTCTTGTACAGCAGCGTCGGCAGGTGCAAGAGCGTTCACAGCAGTGGCCTGCTCTACTAACGTCTTCACCTGTGAAAGTGACGTAAGGTCATCACCGTGATTCGTGACATCCGTCAGATTGTTATCGAGCAAAGCATCCTTGTCGGCAGCCGTACCCAATGCGAGGTCAACAGCAACATCTGTCTGTGCATTCGCACTAAATGTACCGACAGGACTGTTGTCTGACGTATGCTTCTTAATAGTAAGATTTGCTTTACCAACATAGTCAACAACCGCTTCACTGGTCGGCAAGTTTGTCGAAACATTTGTAGTAGGAATGGAAGAGTCAACACCCTTTTCAGCGGCTGCACCAAGAACCAAATTATAATTGGCTTTCTGATTTACGGTGAAAGACCCAAGAGCTGTGTTGTTTGCAGAACCGGCATAAACACTGATTGTACCATTACCAACATTGTCCGGGTCGCTCAACTGGTCAGAAACATAAGTGGCAACAGCAGCACTGGTCGGCAAGTTTGTCGAGTTGTCGGAAACAGCACTGTCAACATCTTTATCAGCAGCATCGCCCAAACCGAGGTTAATGTTCACATTGGACGAAGCATTTGCACTGAATGTCGTATTAAGTGCAGCACCGTTAGGATGAACGGTAATCGACAAATCACCTTTACCAACGAAAGCATCAACAGCCGAAGACGTTGGGAGACCGTTGGAAGTCGTACCTGACGTAATCGAAGAATCAACACCATGATTCGCCGCTTCACCAAGCGTAAGGGATGCATCAGAATCACTGTTTGCAGTGAATGTGACTGTGTTATTACCCGCACTAATTGTCAACTCACCATCGCCAATAGAAGCGGCAACTTCTTCAGCACGCATTTTAGCGACATCGTCAGCCTGTTCGAGATTAACCAACTTGTCGTTGTCAGAAATTAACTCTGAATCACTGAAACACTCAAGAGCCGAACCCTCAAGAACATCAGCATCAGCTGCAGTACCCAACGCAAGGTCAATCTCTGTGTCAGAAGAATCATTCACAGTAAAAGTGCCAATGGCAGCATCATCATCTGTGTGTTTCTTGATTGACACTTCTCCGGCACCAACAAGCATTTTCAAAAGACCTTGAGTGATGTTTCCATCAAAGTCGGCAGTAGCTTTCAAAACACCGTTGGTCTCTTCGACATCAAAGGTCATTGCCAATTTTTCATTAGCAATCAAACGCTCATCAGAACGGGCACAAATCAAAGCCTTGCCACTTACCACGACAACGGCATAGTAACCACCTACCGATGAATTACTGGATGAACCATAAGCCGCAACATGAAGTTCCGTCTGCATCGAGAAAACAGACGTGAGCTGTGGAACGCCGCTCATCATTGAAGCCGTGACACCGGCCATGTCAAAGCTGCTGTTCAACGTGCTTTCATTTATCAGATAAACCTTGACCAAATCATTATTGGCAAGTTCAAGATTCTTAGCACGTAAAGCTGCGTGAAGAGTTTTACCTTCAGAACACAAAACAACGCGGTCGAACATACGACATCTCTCCTTAACAAAAAGAAAAATGATTACAGGTATCGCTTACGCTCCCATGTAGGGTCTATCATGTCCAAATCCTCCATGCGAGCAGAAATTTCATGGATTTCGTCAATATACTGCTGTAGTGCAGTTGAGGCAGCTTCATCCTCGCCCGTCTCTTCAGCACGGACAAGCTGTCTCTTTGTGGAAATCGTCTTATTTATCACAGAATCCAATAGGGATGTGGCAAGTAAAATTTCATGTCCGTGGTCGATAAACGTATCCCACAAACCCTCACGTTTGAAGGATTTTTTAGACTCTCGTTTTTTTATCATAAAAACTCTCCACGATACAACTATTTATCACGGACAAAGACAGTTCCACCAGAAATGAGATTGTACAAATTGCATCCGATGAAGTTGCCAACAACCGTAATAAGGTAAACGACAAGTAACTTGACACTGAACGTCAAACACACGGAATAATAAAAAGCATCAGCAATGCTATGCCAATACCCGGACAAGATGAACAATGGAATACCAAGTAGTAGAACCACCAAATTGCCATCATACTTTTGATTGTTTTGTGAAAATTCTGTTCGTCGTGCAAACCGAACAACCGTAGTCATCACAAAACCACACAGAATAGAAGCAAGTACAGCACGAGGAACATCTGACGACAAACGAGAAGACAAGATGTTTTCTGAGGCGACAGACACCTCTGGAAAGCAGAAATGAACGCAAACAGCGAGAAGAAACGCACCAACGATATTACCTAACAGAATAACACAAAGTCTTTTAAGGTCATCAATGGTCGAACAGAATCCTGCCTTTCCGGTGTACAACGGAACACCATACAGAACAACAGACAACAATCCAAACGAAAACAAAAAAGCTCCGAGAGCACCGCCGACCATCAAATTGACAATACACCCAAGCGAAATAAACAAGCCTGCCAACACAGCCTTACGAAACGAAGCAAAAAGCGAATCAGTCATGGAATACCCTCTTTGTCTGTCGGCATACACCATAAGGGACGAAACAAACAGACATACCCTTGTCAGAAGCACAAGAAATCTCAGTACAGACAAAAGAGCCGTCATCAACAACACCATACTCTGATGAAATCTGAATATGGTAAATCTTCATCATGTCTGCTGTGTTAAAAAACGACAACGTAAGTGCATTTAACTCAAACACACAGAAGAGTTTCTTAGAGCCGTCTGTAAAGTGAAACACTTCAAGACGACTGCAACTGTCGGAAAGAAACTCAAAACTCTCAATAACAATCTTAAGCATCACAAACTCTCTTGGTAGAACGAGAAATCTTATTGCGACGTGAATTTACTGCCTTCTTGTTTGACACACACTTCCGAAACTCTTCGTATGGGTCAATGTCAATGCCGCAAGTCTTAAACAAAGTGTCGTACTGCACATACTTTTGAAGTGCCCATTCACTGACAGTCTTCAAAGTTCCCATATCATGGAAAACGTACCAACCAACACCGTGTGTGTAAATCGTTATTATTCCGTTAGATACAAACACATCAGGTTTCATCAAACATCGTGAGTCTGAAAAAAGTTGCTGAATACGCTCCTCGGTATAAAGTTCTGCCATAACAACAGAATCATTCGAGCGATAATTCTCATAATGTTCAAGACAGTCACAAAACCTAGAGAAGTTTGAAACGGAAAAACCCTCAAATAACTTGCTGATATGAAACAGACACACATGCAAACTTGCATAAGAAAACATGCTATAAACTGCTTCGACAGCGACTTGTTTTTCCTTAGAACTCATGCTTACATCTCAGGAATTTCAAAGATTGACAACTCAATCGTACCAACGTCTGCAACCAAATCACAAGAAACAACATCGTCATCCGACTCAACAACACAAGCTGCCGTCGAACGCACCGAAAACGGAATAACACCCGTAGGTACATCTTCAAACGTACCAACATCAACAACATCCGTCGGAGAAACTGGAACAACAATGTCAACATAGATGCGTGAGTCATCATCGGGAACAGGTATATTAACAGCTTCATGGAGAATGTCGAACTCCTGACGTTCCGAAACAATCATCTCCTTGTGATACTGCATAGAGTCGGTAATCACAAGTCCGTCCTCACGAACACGCTGAACACCAGTTACAACACCGGCATGAACATAATGCTGCCCTTCATTTACAAGTCCTGTACCTTGATGGTTAAGAAGTTCAACCCATGTTTTGTTCTTCGGTTGTGTACGTACATCACGCTCACGGAACAAATCTCCAAGAGTTTTCGAGCGAACAGACAAACCTCCAAGAGACCATCCCATGTCGTGTTGTGGCATGATACCCTTTACGTTTGACAGCCGGAGAGCTTCGTGAAGAACGTAATCAAAAACAAGGTCACATTCATTTACAGCATCATCAGGAAAGTCTGAAATGTACACACGGTCATTGTCGAGATGTTCCGTATATGGGTCTCTGTAAAGCGGAGCGTTTGTGATTATCGTATCATACTGAAAAATCTCAGAGTCTTCGTGACCGTAAAACTGAGTGACAAAGAACAGAGAATATCCTGCGGGCAAAGCGTTACGAATAAGAGCATTAGAGGAGACAGGATACTTCGGGTCATAAACGGTATAAAAGTAACCGTCTTTACCAAAGACCGTTGGGTTCTGATAATCCCTGTACACGTTAAGATTCTTGTAGAAATTCATCTCGTCCAGTGTACGGTAACTGGCCTCAAGCTGTCCGCCTGTACGAACAAGAGTCTGAACAGAACCACTCGTAGAACGGTTACGGATAATCCTTCTGTACAGCTTGTAGAACTGTGGTGACGGAACCCAGGTCTCTTCAAGTTCACCGACATCCATACCAAGCATGTCCAGTTTTGCACGTACAGTGTCGGCATCCATACCATAAAGCTGTAATGAATCCGCAAGCTCACGTGCGTGGTCTTTTATGGACAGTCGGAACTCCTCAAGAAGAAGTTCTATGATAGGCAGATGTTCTGCCAGGTATTCCGTCATTGCTCTCATAAGTGAACTACCCATCCGCTAAATGGAATATACCCACACAGTCACTTTCTGACAGAATGGAATCAGGAAATGCGTATCTTCATACTCCTGTGTTCCTTCCTCATACGTGTCTATCTCTTCTGAATCATAACCAAGTGTCCAGTGAAGAACCGCATCGTTATAGTCAGAAAATCCGCTCACATGCTTAGGCATACAGTTCTTGACCTTGTACGCATAATCGCTTGTAAACCCGTTTAACGTCTTCTGCAGTTCCTGATTCTTTGCAGACGGTTTATTCATCGTCATTATCCCCTGAAACTGGGAACCATGATATTTAAACAACATAGCCTGAACATTCGCAATATGTTCGCTGACGCCGTGAACGGTCGATAAAATAACCGACTGTATAGGACCCTTGATTTCATCGGTACCGTTATAGAGATTCAACAAGGCACGTTCCGTAAGCGTTGAAATCTCATCCTCAGACACCTTTGCTAAATCAACATTAACCACAACAAGGATACCATAAGCATAATACCCGAAAGGAATCATCCATATCATGTCTGAACGAGAAGACCGAGAAGCCAAATCGTATTTCGCAAGTTCCCTCGCTCTATAAGGAAGCTCACTAATCACGTACATGCTGCGTTCCCACAAACCAAACACGCCATGCTCATAATCCTGACTGTCATATTCGTCCTGCTTGTCGTACACAAGAATACGACCACCATAACGATAAGACAAGTACAGGCGATAATCCTGCTTAGTAAGCAATGCTGTAAAGTCACGTGTGTACAGCGGGTAATTTCGGCGGACTGCATCAGCAGTTTCATATCCAGAATAACCACCAAGCTCATCAATACCTGAAATCTCAACCTGGTCTGACGAAATCACAGCCGTTGTCAATGTAATCGGAAGTGGCCGAGTAATGTTCGACACAGAGACGAAACGGAACGTAAACAAAACACGTGAAGACGTAATAAGATTCCTGTAATTCAAAGGGAACTCAATGTAAAGTCTTGTTGCCCCTGAGACAAAAGTCGGAACTAAAGAGTAAACATTTCCCTGCAACCCCTTTGTGACAACATCAGAGACACACTCCCAAACGACTGTACCACCAGTAGGTGTTGTACTTGTGAGCTCAACAAGTTCTCCGTCGATGTAAGGGTCTGGAAGCTCAATGCGAGAATACGCATCAATATCAGAGTAACGAAATGTGATTGAATTGAGCTCACCGCACACTAAATCAATACACTGCTCTGAAACAACCGTCTTGCCGTAATAAGAAACGACCTTTGTAAAGTCTTTAACTGCAAACAAAGACTTTGAAATACCAGGTGCATTGAATTGGGTAAACCTTGGAAGGTCAACAGGAACAGGGACGTGCTCCTGACCATCAATTATCTCGCCACGTTCGTCACGCTCAGGTGTAGGCTGAATAAAAGCCCGGACACGACTACCACGAGGGAGAACCATACTGTATCCCTCACGAAGTGCATACGAATAAATACTCGACTGAAGTGTGGCTGTTGCCATATCGCATTCACGTCGCCACGAATCGATGTAATAATGCAGATGGTCCCCGGCTAAAGCAATGGCTTCAATGACGGCTATCAGCGGGTCTGCTATGTTATTAGGATTCCAGTCCACAGGCACACGCTGACGAACCATCTCAATGAGTTCTCGGCGCAACGTTGTGTAATCTCTACCCTTTAATCTGCTTGCCATAATAAAAAGCCCACACTTAAAGAACGTGATGTTCGACTTCCATCACAAGGTCACCATTACTGTCTACTGACACATCGCTGTTGTCAAAATCGAACAGAGAGAATAAGGCATCGTCCACTTTATCTGATAAATCGGAAGCATTCATCTCATACGACCTACGGTGTCTTCTTTCTGTAAACGGACGCTTGAGTGCTGAGAACGAAAGACGACCATCTTCCGGCTGATTCAGACAGCGTCCATAAAATGAAATACTGTCTTCATCAGTAATTGCGAACATAGACTCAAAAGATTCAGGATAGATGCGAACGTACTGCTCTGAAATACCCGCACGCTCAATTACACGACTGATACGTTTAACCAACCACTTGGCACCCGTTGAAGCAACACCCTTTACAAGGTCATCCAAGTCGCCATAATTCGCTGTGACCCCGAACAACGAGCAATCGACAACAGAATTGTAACCTATAAACTGACTAATGTCAGTACGGTCATTCTCCGTAAGGATTAAACGGTCCCATACACCATACTCGTTCACGGCGTACAAAAACAAGTCACCATTCACGATTGCTTCTTCAACATCACGGACATACTTGTTCGTAAGTTTGAACTGGGTTCGTCTGGTAACCTTGAACTTAGCCTTAACATCACCGTCCCGAAACCCGAACATGTATGACGTGCCTGACATGTCAACAACGGTCTGCCTTGAAGATTTCGCACTGACGAAAGAGACTTCAATCATCTGATTGGCAAGACACCTGACATAAAGATACCCGTCCGCTTTCTTATATGCTTTTCGAGACATCTCTTCTGCCGAGCCGTACTGCGTTATCTTAAACCCTTCCACGTTGTCACGACTGCTGTTCACCAAATCAGCGGCTTCAAAGAATTTAGGACCGTGACCGGCACTTCCCTTACCGAGCTTGCAATCCTTTGAATACAGGATGATGTTACTCTTACAAAGCACCTCAATCTGATAGGCATGACACATCTCGTGCAATAGAGTGCCTTCCAAGAAAAAACGATTCGTCCATTTACCATCAGTTATATGGATTTCCTCTACATGAACGCTTTGTGGATGCTCACTGTAATACTGTTCCAAAGCACCCTTAATGGAATCCATATCGTCCGTAATTTTCTTGTCCATCAGCTGTTTCAGAACGAACTCTCTTGCGTCTTCTGCTGTTGCTCCGCTTGTCCGAGTGACGCACTTTCCCAACACCTTCTGGGACACACGACCGATTTTAACTGGAACTTCAGGAATCTGACCGCCGAAAAACCGAGTATTATACTCTGAAAACCTGCGTTTCAAAAACTCCGCAGTAAACCATGAAGACGCATCCGTGTCTGTAACACCATCATACACGGAATCGTCACTTTCATATCTGTAATGCTTTTCAAATCGTATCATCGCAACCCACCAAAGGAAAAAGTCAGCATAACCATGACACACACTCTTTTAGATTGTCAGGGATATGTGGTGCTGTAACAGGAAACAGCGTGAAATTATGGTAAAGACACAGTAAGCAACGGATGGCTAACAACACTAAGAGGACTTGAGACATCTAAACATAAAGGTAAAAGACATGACGAACAACGAAAAAACATTGCTGACGTTCAAGATAACCGACATGCTGCATGTTGCTGAACAGATATCCTTTGCTGAAGCAAAGAAGACAACCCTCTACTTCATAAACGATGCAATTATTGAAGGGAAAACCGTCAAGTATGGTCTCGAAACAAAAACCATCTACAGATACCTCAGCAAAAACGAAGCACAGAAATTAGACAAAGACCTCTGTTTTTGCATTAAATCAGAAGACCTTATATCGTTTTTTTCAAACACAGAAAATGCTTTCAGTGTATCCATCAGACACAAAGCACAAAACACGTACATGACATTGGAGAACGAGTTCGATGAAGTACTTAGAAAAACACCGATGGTGCTGGTAAATGACTCATACGAAATCTCAGAAGCCTATGACATCATGTACGGTGAGAATAAAACCGTCGCAAGGTCCCTTATGTTCAATTACAGTGTGAAACAACGTATCATTGATACGATGAAACTAGCCCCAAAAGCATCCAGAGCAGACTTAGCATCAGAAGCAGAAATCGTTTACTGTCCATCAACAGGTTTCCTCATGTGGACAAACAATCATGTCTGCGTGACTTCACAGAAAAAAGAACACGTATCCGGAAAAGACCTCTTCTCCGGATATCTGTACGTCATACCGGCGCGCTGCCTTGAGTACATACTGTCACATGAAGCATCCGTGATAAACTTCACACGAGAGACCGTAGCGTCAATCAAATGCCTGTACACAGTAGGTGATGGATGGTTCGAGTTTGGCAAATTTTACGAAGACGCCAGACAAACGAACTACGCAAAGTGCTTTACAGAATGGGATAAAACACAAACAAACAAACTCACCTTAGACAGTAAAAGCAAAGCGAAATTCCTGTCTTTCCTGAAATGCGTCAAAGAAACCTACACAAAAGGCTCAAACACAATAAAGCCCGTTCATTTCAGCATTGGAAACAGTCTGAAAGTGAGAGGCGGACAATCAAAAACGATTGAAGACTCCATAGAAACATCGAAAACAGAACTCTTGAATACGTCGGAGACAGAATCAAAAGCAGACGCCTTTGATGAGAAATACCTTACCAAAATCATCAAAGCACTTCCGTCAAAAGTTTCTCTGGAATTCCCAGAGAAAGGAATGTACGAACCGATGACATTCCGCTCTGACAAACAGACCAATGGATACACAACAATTTACCGTCTGTCACCTCTTCAAATCTAAGCCAATAGGCACAGGCACCATGGTTGTCAAAAACATACGATACCTCGCATACGATATTGACAAGTGGCTCGAACAAAACTTCTGGTACGTGAACCCTGTGTACTCGTCACGAAACAGAAGGTTCGAGCTGTTTTGTGGCATGTTCGGTAGAAAATGCGATATACCTGTGTACATACTGATTGAACATGCTATGGACACATGGAGAAACAGCCGCCTGACATTACGTCTTGTCCTTGTTGGTCAGGACAAGAACACAGAATACGAACTGTGCATGTATGAAAAAGAATTTGGTATCGGCGACTGCATTGAAAATTCCATACTCGAAAGTATGCTGAAACTGCTGCTTATCATTCGTGACAACCCACGTGAGACTGAACGTACAACAAAAACGAAAGACATCTCAGTCTTATTGGAGAAATGTGTGTAAATGGACGACACAAAGACACAAATACCTTACCCAAGGCTGTATCTCGGAGACGCCGTGAGAGGATTTCTCACCGTACTAAGAGAGAAACACCCTGAACTCATAAACAAAGTGAACAACATCGGACTTCGTGTGGAAACAGATAACGAGAATGACGATGAAACCTATGAAGACACAAAAGACCAAACCTACTGTGAAACAACCCTCACTGAGCTCCAAAACATTATCAGCAGATATGACGACATTGATTTTGAACTCCGTTACCCAGTCATATTCAACTTGTCGTTTATCGACAACGCTGACACAGCAATACAGGTACAAACAAAGATGCTGAAATTCCTTGAGGAGACACAGCACAAAGTCATTGTTCTGTCTTCGCAGGACATCGGAATGAGTACGTTCCTGTCAAGATTTCCTTATATCAAAAAGCATCCACGTGCTTTAAAACTCGGAAGTGCAAACCCACAAGAAGTGAGAAAAGAATTGGCAGAAGAAACTGTCGGCATGATAAGGACCTCTGATGCATACAGGACAGAAGTTTTGAAACATTCCTGGAACTTGTGCCGTGTCAACACATTATGCAATCGTGCAGATATGGGGACAGGAATGACAGACAGAATTGCGTACATTCTCGAACATAAGTAGGAGAACCATCGTGGGTCTTAAAATACGTCTTTACAAACAAGACACAGAATTACTTAAACGAATAACACAACAAAGACTGCTCAATGACCGGCTGAAAACATTGTCAAAAGAACGGTCGGTGAACTCTCAACAAAGACGAATAGAGCTGATTCAGAAAGCAAGCACGAGAACAAGAACTCGCGGACTTCTTGATGAAACTTCCCTGGTACGTAGAATCGTGGTTGCACCGAAAGCTCAATGGGATTTCTTCCACTTGCTGTACTCAAACTTCATCCTGACAGATGACATAAAAAAGTACCGTCCATCATTCAGCGGAATCCTCTACACAGGAATCGTTACAGAGACAGTGCTTGAACGGCTTGAGTTCATAAAGAACTACATCGTACTTACTGAAATGTTCGACATCGAAGACAAAGAAAACTGCGTTCTGAAAAAGCATCTTGGTGAAGAGAAGGTCGTTAAATTCTTCAAAATACGAGATTACATCACATGGTTCTACCCAAAAGAAAATGAAAAAACACGCAGCAGAATCGGATACTTCCAGAAAGAGTTTTCAGAACGGATGCCTGAATTTCTTAATCTGATGCTGAAAAGTCTTTTACTCAAAAAAGGTATGCCGACAAAGAAGCAGATGAAAGACGTTAGTGTTTACCCACTGTTCGTCAGAATCGGAGACCGTGACACAGAAGCATTCACAAAAACACTGTTTGAAGTAATGGACTCAATGGAAGCATGGAAAGTAGAGTCATCAATAATGACCTTTCTTGGACGTGTTATGGACGGAGACGTAATGGGAAACTCAGGTGGGTACGGAAAGCTAGTCAGACAAGCGCAAACAACGTATGGGCACAGAGTAAAAAAAGCAGTGCTCAAATACGTGCAATCAAAACAAGATGTATTCTGGAAGCTATTGGAGCTTCACCGGTCACTGACAGAGTAGAAATCTTATGCTACGTACATTCTCTGAAAAATACCACAACAGAAACTTTGTATGGGATACAGGTTCTGATGCCGTCCGTGAATACCTTGCGTATATATTGAACACACCAAAAGGCACAAGACCGTACTACCCGAATTTCGGCAGCAATTTGCACAAGTTCAAATACGCACCATTGAATCAGGTCACACTTCGTGAAATTCATGCAGAAATACGTAACTGCATAAACGCAATAGACGGCATGATTTTGCAAACGAGCGAATACACGGTTGACGTAAAGTCTCGCTCCATCTACTTCAAGTTTTACATGCTTGTGGATAAAGACCTGATGACCGTATCACTCAAGTATGCAGGTGGCGTTGCTTCGTAAAACATCCTCACGAGAGTAGCAAAATTTAACCTGTACGAAAAAGTTACGGCATCACCCTAGTAAGTACACCTATGGAACAAAAAATCGCGTAGAGAGCAAATTTGAGCTGTTCTACGCGATTTTTTGTTTTGCGCTTGAAGCACTTAGTGTAAACACGATATCAGACAATATACGGGAGTGTGGGACACATTTCAGGAGACTAAAGCATGGCTAACTACAAAGCAATTCAAAATGCCCTAAAACAACTGCAAGTAAAAAAGCCAGAACTAAAAGAACCAGTCGTACCAATCAAGGACTGGATTCAAAACCCGTACTATGTAGGGAACGGTGGGATTTTCAAATGGAATGACGGAGTGCCGACCGGAATTTACCCATATTACCAAGAACTGATGTGCGACTTGTTTGAGTATGAAAACAAGTACGACATGCTGGTTGTATCTGGCGGGATCGGAGGTGGAAAGACCACATTCGGTCTGTACTGTTTCATACGTAAACTCTATGAGCAGAGCGTTTATGAAAACATACAGGGACGTTATGGTCTTATGCCGACATCGCCAATCGTTTTCCTTTACTTCTGTGCAGTGTCGAAATTCATGGCCATTCGTCTCGGTTCACAACTTCGAGAAATCATCGACACAATCCCATATTTCAAAGAAAAATTCCCACGTGATGAACACATAGACTCTGAACTTCGGTTTCCAAATAACATATCCGTTATCTTCGGTACAGGTGAAGGGGATATGATAGGAAACAATGTCATCGCAAGTATCATTGACGAGGCAAATTTCAAAGGTGACGCGACCGGCGATGCAAGTTCACTAACCGAAATGCAGAAAATGCATAATGCGGTTTTGTCACGACAAGCATCACGTTTCTCGCTAAACGGTGAAAAATTCGGAATGAACATCGTCATCTCGTCAGCAACAACAAGCAACTCGTACACCGAACATCTCTTTAAGAAAGCACAGTCAGACAAACGCTCGAAAGCCATCAACGTAAGAACGTGGGATGTCAAACCGTGGGCACACAAGAAGGAACGATTCTTCGTCTTCTGCGGAAATGAAAAGTACGAACCGTTCATCATGGACAGTCCGGAGAAAATCGAAAGCCAACTGAACATCCCCGTTGACCATAACAAATCCATCAACGAAATCGTATCAGAACTTCCACAGGATATGCGGCGACTTGTGGATGCAGTTCCAGTGGACACAAGAGACCAATACGAACGCGACATCTACCTAGCATTAAGAGACATCTCAGGCATGTCTGTATATGCACAAGGCAAACTGTTCCAAGACAGACACATTTTTGACAAATGCATTGACCAGTCACTGGTTCAGATATTCAGCAAAAACGAGTTCACCATTGAAACAAACAATGACTCACCGACAAACTGCATTCAGTATTACATTGAACATGACTTTGCAGACAAAAACAAGCCACGTTTCATCCACATCGACTTAGGTTTGACCAACGATGCGGCGGGTATTGCGTGCTGCTACAAGTCTGGAGAGACCATCGCAGACGGTGTGCGTACACCTGTTTACACCTTTGACTTTTCGTTACGTATTGTCCCTCCGCCCAGACCACGAAAGATTTCCATAGCTAGAATCAATGAGTTCATTATATTCCTTTCAAAAAAGCTCATTATCGGAATGGTCAGCATGGATAATTTCCAATCACAAGCGTCGTTACAGCTCTTTGAAGAACACAGAATTCCTTGCCGGTATCAGAGCGTTGATCGAACAGACAAAGCCTATCTGTTTTTCGTTGATTGCATGTACCGAAACATCGTGAAATTTCCTTCTGACTTTGCGGAGGCGATAAAACACGAGCTGTTCAATCTGGATTGGAATAGAGATAAACACAAAGTGGATCACCCGAGTGATACGGCGCACGGCGGCATGAAAGATCGTATGGACGCCGTCGTCGGTGCACTTTACAACGCATACGAAACCCAGTCACCATCATACGACCCACAAGACATTCTGTCTTTATCCATGCACAACCCGACAGAGACACTTACTTATAGAGACGACAAATCAAACGGTAACGGCTCCGTACAACGGCCATCAGAATGTTTTGTGTCAGGATATGACGAACGTGATGCATTAAAAATGCCGCTTACACCGAAGCACACAGCAGAAGACGAAATGGAAGACCTGTACGGCAGCACGATTGACTGGGACAGCGTAATGTACCGTGACGATGATTACTGACGATAACGATTGACCAACAAATTCTGCTGTGTTGTGAACTACCAACCCGCTTTATCGGGTTGGCTTCAAGTGCAAGCACATCTCCACTAATAGAACTATTTCTGCTAGTGTGACATGCAGTAAACTCGCTATCCCCCACGTTCCGTAGGTTCAAAAACTCTTATTCCTTCTTTGAGGATGTTCCTTGCGGCGTTCAAATCTCGATCATGGACTTCTCCACAGTTTGGACAAATCCATTCCCTGACTTTTAAGCCTTTCAGTCCTCTGACAGACTCATTCTTATATCCACAGCCACTGCATAGTTGAGTGCTTGGGTAAAAACGGTCTATCTTGACTATCTTGCGTCCATACCATTCTGCCTTGTACGCAAGCATCGAAACGAACCTGCTAAACGAAGCATCCGTAACACTTTTAGCCAGTTTGTGGTTTCGTTCCATTCCTTTGACAGACAAGTCTTCCAAACAAATCACTTGGTTTTCGTGTATCAGTTTGGTGGACAACTTCTGCAAGAAATCATTACGTTGATTCTTTATTTTCTGATGACACCGGGCAACTTTCAAACGTGCTCTTTCATGTCCATTAGAGCCTTTCTGTGTGCGAGAAAAAGCACGTTGCCTCCTCGCTAAATTATGTTCCGCTTTACGAAAGTGCTTTGGAGCTTCAACCCTCGTTCCATCGGAACAAACAACGATGTCATGTAAGCCTAAGTCTATGCCAATAAACTTATCTGTGACAGGCAATGACTCTGGTTGCTCTATTTCACACAGGACAGATGCGTAATATTCTCCACTACGCTCTTTGCTTATCGTTGCAGTAAGAATACGTCCCTCATGCAATCTATGTTCAACAACTTTGACGTATCCTATTTTAGGAAGTTTGAAACGATTACCATCAAATCGGATAGAATCACTGTTGTTATCCGTGGTATAACTCCATTTGGATTTGTGCTTATCCTTGAACTTTGGAAATCCTGTGTTTGGTTCTTTGAAGAACTTATTATAGGCTTCATCCAGTGCTTCTCTGGCATGGAGCAAAGCACGACTATCAGCTTTCTTCAAAAATTCATACTCTTCTTTTAAATCACTGTAAGTCTTTTTGGACTTCTGTTTGGTTTCCTTATAGACCTTGATTCTGTCGTCCAATAACTGGTTATAGACGAACCTAGCACAACCAATGTTCTGGTTGATTTTTTCTGCTTGAGGTGCAGTAGGATAGAGTCTGTACTTGAACGCTTTGAACATGGTATTTAGCCTTGAATACGTGCCTTTTGCTTTAGAGGGTGGTAGGTGAGAGGCTTACTCACTTTTCATCCCGTCGGACTAACCACCCAAACATAAAAATAGCATTATTTTAATCTTGTTTCAAGATATATTGCTCGCTTACACACGGGCTAAAGCCGAATGGGTTTGCGACTCGCATACTTATCAAAAACATCACCTTAGCCTTACTAGCACTATGGCTTTGCGAGATTGGCCGCTCAGGCGACCTAATGAGAGCAAAAAGGTTAATGAATCGGCTGCTTGGTTGCCCCGACACCTAAGCAGCCAACCCATTAAAGCGGCATGACGAAAGTCTTGCCGCTTTTTCTTTAGGTATCGAAACGAAAAGGTGTTTATCTGTCACTGAAAACGAGAGTGAGAACCATGCCTAAATCAAAAGCAAAAAAACCATTATCGTTCGAGGATGCCATTTCATCCAGTCCATTATCCGTTTACATAGGCCGCATCGTTTACATGCCTTCGTCCTGGAAAGAAAACGGACTCGTGTACGTAGACCTCAATGCACTTGATGGCGACATAAAACAACCAAAGTCAAGCGAGGATAAAGGCAAAGACATGGAACACGAACTGGAAAGCTATGGCTACAGACGAGCCATGCTTCCACGTGGACTCGTCATGGCAGCCAACCTCTGGGAAAATCCACAGACGATTTACTACAAAGGGTCATTCGCAGGAAACGGAAGCATAAGCATCTCGAACTACATGTTCGACCCTCTGACAATGACGTGGATTACAACCGTGTCCACAGCCTTGAATGCAATCGGTATTGTCAATATTCCGCCAATTTTCGTGTCTTTGTCTGAAACTGGAATACCCGCACCGGCAACATCAGTAGATGTTGGACAAATCGTCGAAGAATCATTCTCGAATGCACTGTCGAGCATGACGAAACCGCTTGAACCTGGAAGCAATGACTCTTTAATCCCATCACTGGACGCATCAGACATAATCGATAAAATAAAGAGTTCAATCCTTAGCTCCCTTGCGATACCAGGAAACAGTGTGCAAACACTGCTCTCTGATGGTGTAAACCTCGTATCTGGACTTCTTCCAAGACTAAAAGAAGCCTATGGGTTCGATGAACTGATAAACAAACGAGATGTACTACATGAAGCGTTGACTGATGCAGAAAAACAAATCGTTCAGAAAATAAATGCTCTTCAAAAGACAGCCGAAGAGCAATTAAAAAACCTGGCTGCTTCCGCAGTAGGTGTGGTGCAGAGTCAACTAAAAGAAATCATTATGAGCGTTGTGTCACCTCTCGTAAACAAGGTAACAGCGCTCTATAACGAAGCCGTAGGGAAAATACGTGACAAAATACTCAACGTAGTAAACAAAAAGCTAAAGCCACCACTAAGAAAGGTAAAGAAAAAACTGGCAAAGATAGTGTCACAGGCAATTTCGCCAATCATCGCAAAACTTCCAATGCCAGCACGCTTCATGGCGTCAATAGTCGTGAAAAAAGTTCTGGAAAAGATATGTGATAAAATTGTCGGTTTCGTAGTCAAGGCCGTGAAAGAGGCGCTAAAAAAAGCATTCGATTATGGAAAAGACAAAATCATCGAATTACTAATAAAAGCATTTGAACCGCTAAAAGAAAAAATAATGCAGAGCTTTGTAGGGCGAACAGCAAAACAGCTGGTAAGCAAGACACAGTGGTTGCTGAATACTGATGCCGGTGATGTCGTAAAAGCACTTCCCGGAATGCTCGTAGAACAATTTAAACCGATGGATGACGTGTACGAAACGATTGAGGAACGTATGACGCCATCTACATCAGAAATGACAAGCGTAAATTCAATCCTGAACGAATTTCTAAACTCGGTGTACGAAGGATGTACAGTAACAAGTAAACCGGACGAAGGTACAGAACTATGGGATGGAATACGTGGGAGACGTGTCAGCTTATACGACATAAAAGATTCACCATATCTGAAAAAGTCATCCCCTGTGACCCAAGCAACGCAGAAAGTTTACAGTCGAATCTCTAACGACTTTGCGGCATGGCTTCAGAAAAAGATGATTCCGATAGTGTCTTATGCTGATGCACTGAACAATCCGACAGCCAAGCCTTCTGAACTCGTTTCCAAAACACTTGAAAAGCTACCTCAAACACTAATCGTACAAAGTTCTGACAGAGATGAAATTGTCGGACAAATCTTAGAGGCAACCATACAAGGTATCGAAGATTCCACGAAGTATGCACGTACCGTAGATGACGGAATCCTAAACTACATCTGTTCCATTATCGGAATACAGCCAGACAGCATAAAATATACGTACATAGACAAATACAACATGACCCTTCCGGAAATAGACATCAACAATGATTTCTTTCCGAAATGGAAGACAGAATCACGTACCTACTCAGGTAAAACCTCATACGGCAGTTATCTTACCTACATAAGTGAAATAGGAACTTATAGCGAACAGGAAACCTCAAAGATGGGTTCTCTGATTAACTACGCAAGGTGGTACTTCTGCGCATACGTAAATGAAATGCTTGCATCTCTGCATGTCCTCATTAAAGGTGGCGTGTTATACGAACAACAAACAAACGGGTCATACACACCGAAAGCACTCACAGACATGTCTGGAAATGAGTTCTATTGCTACAAACACTCGAACTCTGGATATATCCGAGTTGACAGCCAGACAGGTATAATATTCCAAGTGTGCCCCGCATTCGTTATTGACATACGTGAGATACAGGCCGAAAAGAAAAAGAAATCCGTAAAGACTACGCAAGAAACAAAACTTAAAGAAGTGTCTGTATTCAAGGCACAAAATCTGGTGAGTGAAGAATACCTTGAAAAACATCCAGAGATGAAAGGAAAGGTCATAACACTAAATGCAGAACAGGCAGCACTTCTTACAAATTGGCTTGTGTTCGTATTTGACACGTCAAAGTACCCATACAAAAAACCGGCGGGTATTCCATCAGGACGTTCACAGGTAAAGGTAAGCATCGGCGATGTGGATAAAGACCCAAACGGACTAAAGTTTTCTTACAGTGACACAGAGTTCACTATAAACATGCGGAAGTACGTTGAAATGGAAAACCCGCTAATCATGCAGAAAAACAGCTTCTTCACAGTAAATGGATTGCACTACATATACCCTATGACAACGAGCAACATGGAATTACCTATTTTGCTGTATGAAGTGAACAGAGGTGTCGGAACCGATAAGAACGGAAATGTTGAAGAGTTTACATTCTGGAATACCGTATACGAGCCAGAACTTGACGAAGACAACAACCCTGTAGTTGACGACTCTGGAAATAAAGTCTTCCGTGAAAGAGAGCAGCTAAATACCGTGGCAAGCAAAGACGTAACGGTCACATGCGACCAAATACTCTGGTACGAAGACGAGGGAGCTTCACCGGTTGATGTCTCCACATTCTTCTTCCTCACGCAACCGATAAAAACAGAAGGCACAGATACAGGCATAGGAGTATTCACACGAACAGGTGAAGACGAAAGCCAGGTAGCAATAAGGTACAACAAAAAGAAAGACGGCGATGTGATGTCCTATACTAAAGACTTCAGCATAGAAGTACAGACCAATGCCTGCAAGGAATTGATGTTCATCAGCATAGACCCTAAAAATGATAAAATACAAGACAGAGCACGGCTAAAGAAAAACGCAGTACCAAATAGCCTACTTCCTATGCATGTCTACCGTGACAACATTTCAACGATTGTCAAAAAAGAGCATGACGCAAATACAGAAACGGAGTCAAGCTCGGCAGACAACTTTGAACAAATCCTGGAAAATATGAAAAAAGCAAAACAGGCAGTGACGGAGACGATTCCAAATGCCATTGACAAGGCTTTTGATGTGGTTGACTTTGACGCCCTCAAGCATATAGAGCCACTACTGTCTGATGCAGAACAAAAAGTAATGGACAAGCTGACAGCGTTTATGGAAGATGCCAAAGCAGATATCTCAGAGTTCGCATCAGAGTTCAACGACATCGTAAAAAACATAATGGGCGGTATAGGAGAACTCGTAGGTAAAACAATAGACCTGAAAGCACTAACAGAAAAAATAATGACGATGCTCGGTGCTACGAAAGGTGTGAATGAAGTAATATCGACACTAAACAAACTCGGCGATGTAGCAACTAAAGTCAATGACACATTTGAAGCTGCAAGTGGTACCTTAGACTCATCACTCGTAAGTGAACTTGGAGCAATGGTCGGACCGTCTATGTCATTATCCAACAGCATTGGAGAGTACGACATGTCGCTGACTGAAAAACCAAAGAGCCTGAAGCCCTACTGCCACGACATCGATGATGATGTGCTGCTGAAAGTCGGCGACCTGGTATTACTGATGGCTATCGGAAACTCAACGGAACATCTTTATGTGTTAGACATACCATACAACAACCAAATCGTGTGATGTTCGTGAATTACCCACCGTTTTAGCGGGTGGGTAATTCACTGAGGCTGATTCCAGTTTCCAGAACGTGTAGAAGAAAATCCCTGACTTGAGGACATTCTATGGACACCTGTGTTTCCATCCCGGCGAACACGTCTGTCAGTCCTCATAAACTGTGCAAGTTCGTCCTGGTCAACCGTGTCGTTCACAGAGGACACAGGCCGTAATGAACGATTCGACTGAGCGCAAGTCTGAGGAACAGGAGTCCGTATGGCATACGGATTTTCCTGTGCAGTAATACGCTCCTGTGTACTTCTCATCTGACTCTGAACAACCGAAGTGTTATCCTGCTGCACAGGAAACTCCGTGTCGAATGCATCGTTGTTGTTATACGGAAGTGTTGAAAGTTCATTCAAATCAAGATTGTCATCATCCTCAGATACAATCTTCTTAGCATCAGAGAACTTTACATTAACACGAGTATTTCCTTTCTTCAAATTCATCTCTGGCAGACGTAACTGTTCACCACGTGCCCGAGCTTTCTCAGACACATGTGAAAGAATGTAAGCCACCGACACAAGTATTGAGCCTACTGCAAGAATCATACGGACTTCGTTCGTAAGATGCGAGAAATCAAGTATAACACCAAACAGGATTCCGAGATAAACGATTACCAAAGTCCATGTAAAAGAAATTTTCGTAACACGTGCCACCAACGGCATCACCACACTGAAAAGCACAAGGAAGCCGATGATGAAAAAAAGCGTATGCGTTGCGTCCAACATGACACAATCTCCCCATTGGCCCCTAACTCATCTGACAACACTTTTGATAGTGTTCAGCTACACAGCGCCGAATCCGCCACCTCTGTCGAATCCACCCTCTTCATCTTCACCGCCCTCTTCTCCGTTTCCCTGTGTTTCCGGTTGCGGATTGTTGTAACCCAGAGCGTCAAGCAGGTCATCATTCTTGAACACCTTGTGCAGAATGAAGTAAATCAGTTCACGTTTATTCACGCCGTTCATGTATTCAGGGTCAATCTTTGCAACGATGTCAAGTGCTGTATTCATACGGTCAACTTCTGCAGTAATCGCAGTAGCACGCTTTTCGTCTTCACCTGTGAGAATGGTCGGCATCTGAATTGTAAACTCAGGCGGCATGATATCGTCAATAAGACATTTCCAGATAACGAGCTTCTTGATACCTTCACGCAAAATACGCTGCACACGTTTGACTTTTCTTGCATAACGGATATCAAGCTGCGTAAGCGTTGAATCATTCAGACCGCCTCCTGTTTCATCTGCGAAACCAAGAAATTGAGGCGGAACACCTAAAGCACCCATAAAGCTCTTTAAGATATTATTCACATCCGTAAGCTGTCCAATCTCTGTCGGAGCAGAAACCTCATTGACACTCACATTACCAACACCGTTTCTAACCGGAATGTAAACATTACCGCCGGTTATCATTGGAGCGTTCACAGAACTGAAAACACCCTGTGCGACATTAAGAGACTGTTTTGAGTTGATGGCTGTGCGTACCTCACGCATCATCCTGGCGGTATCCTGACTTGTTGCGTTCCCTACCTCAACACTGAAAATGCGATAAAAAGCACTTCTAGTAAGACGGGCGAGAATCAATAAGTCATCCAATAATTTCTTCTGTCTGAAAAGGTACTTTGCGGCATCCAGAAAACTTGTACCGTAACGGATAACAACACCGTCATCAGGGTCGCCTACTGCCTGGTCTTGCCCACGGTCAGAAATGAAATGTATGTAAGACTTCTCCGGAAGAATCGCGTCATTCTCGCCATACGTGTAAACACCATCACCTTCTCGTATGGCATACCCAAGAGGAGCACCAAAACGAAACAGGTGAATACACTCAAGCGGGTCAGCAATGGAAAAGAAATCACCGAGAGTAAAATTCTCACGGTACACTTCATTCGTAAAATTCGTATTTAGAAAACACTCTCCGAAAGCAACGATATTGAAAGCTATCGGATAAATAAGGTCATTGATGTTCACCGTATCTGCGAGCCATTGGGTCATCATGTCGCCGAAGTCAGGGTCATCCTGACATGTAACCCATGCCGCAAGATTCGTATCGTTATCGATGATACTTGAATCCTCTGCGATTAACTCAACAGCTGCAATAACTGTTGCATCTGTAAGCATTTCCTTATAATCAGCAATCATGCCCTCTCGGTCAGTTGCATAATTGTGAAGGTCGCCGAGAATGGAACAATCTGTTCTTGAAATAAGGTCTTTCAGAAAATCGTCACGAGAATCTTGCGGGTCATCGACAACACGAACACGCCCACCAAACAGACTCTTGACCCACTGAAAAAGACCACCACTCTTTTTCTCTATGACGCCATCCGATGACACAGACGGATGGACGCCCTGCGGATTCTCGTTGTCCGAACTAACCCTTGTTGTCTTTGGAACCGTGCGTCCTGCCATGAAAAACCTCCAATGCTACGAAACGCAAACTAATAAGTTTAGATTGCACGCATCATGTCACGGAAGATAAGGGTCAAGTATCTTTGGATTGGTTCGATACATAGATATAAACTCGTCAGTTACCCAGGAAGGAAAAACCCGTATCCCGTTAAACCCACGACTGTATGTCTCACGCTCTGGATGCTGATCACAAAGATTCTTCATGTAAGACGACACAATAAACTTGAACGTCGTGTCAACAACATCAAGACCAAGTTCTTCACAAACATCACGTGCAGTTCTAAACGATGACTGCTGATTCTGAACCGGTAATACATCACGAATTTCAAGAACCATCTGTTCAAGCACCGCTATCCTGTCCATAACATGCTGCGGAACGTACATGCCGGTTTTTCGTATGGTAGGCAGAACTTCCGAAGTCACCCACTTACGAAATGGCTTTGCCTCTGGTTTATTTGAGCGCAAAATCAGAGCATAGAGACCAGATTCAGAAACACCACACACATCCAACTCTTTTTCAGGGTTCTGGGGGTGGGTTACTTTTAGTAAGACTCTCTCGTCCTCATCCAGCCTGTCACATGCACGACTTACCTGTGCCAGTCCAAGACACTTACACACATCACTTGCAACAAACCACGTTTCACCGTCACGCATAACAGTACGAACACTGAAAACACCATTGTCGAAACACTTAACGAGATTATTCGAGGCTTCTGTTTCTTGACACGTGTTTGAAGACTGTAATTGCGTCGCAACGTCGTTTTGCTCATCAAACACTTCAACAGACTTTTTCTGTGCCTTACATGACGAATCGTCAGAAGTGGACAAATCATTTTCACTGACAAACAAGTCTGCTGCATCAACAACATCCTGCGGAAACACACTGCTTACGACAACATTCTCAAACCAATCACGAAACCGGCGACTTTTCTTCGAATTCGATTTCTTGCACAAAGTCCTAACGCCACCAAGCGTCAAATAGTTACGTCCACATGGATGCTCTGAAAGGACTTTCTCCTCATTGGGCACACGAGCTAAAGCCCAATCAAGCATCTTACGCCCCAGACTGAACACAATGCACGCTGCGTCAAACAAAGGCTTTTCGCTGTATCTGTCATAAACCTCGACGTAAAACTCCTCATTTTCAAACTGCTGCACAGTACACCTCCTGAATTACTTTATCACAAGACTGCATAAAGACTGATTGACACCCTTTCGGGTCTCACGCTTTTCGACATTTAATGTCAGCACATCGGCTTCAAGAAAGTCATCAATCCATTCATCCGACCGTACCACGTAAAGTACCTTTGCGTCTTCATCAGTAACAGAATACAGTCTGAAGTACTTACCGTAAACATCTACGCCATCAGCCATAAATGAAACCTGAGACGGAACAACGGAAACTTTACCATACGGGGCGAATTCATAACACTGGGTTTTTGGTCTCCTGTCTTTTTTCCGACAACCAAAATGCTGACGAAACATAAAAGCAAGAACACCCAAATCAGACTCTCGTACTGCGTGTTCTGTTCCAACAAACTTAGCCATCTCAACTAAGCGTGTCAGCAATCGTTCCGCATTTCCATCTTTCGACAGACGTGAAATTAAAGCATCAAGGTCATTCAGGCATAACCTGGCTTTCTCCATACACACATCGGAGGTCTCTGTGTCGATACTCACGGAACCTGTATCTATCGCAGATTTCACGTAAGAAACAGGGTGTGGCCTTCCTGACATAAAAGCATGAGCCATATAGAGGCATGTTTTTGAAAGCGGTAAAGAAACAGATGAAGACACAACAGAAGCAGACAAATTCTCAGCCATCGTCCAACTCAATGAACAAAGTTAAAAAAGAAGTGCACCATGCACAGCGACAATACACTCCTTTGATAAACGAAAAATCCCACCGTGACGAAACGATGGGATTCTGACTGATACGTTAATTACACCTTTGGTAGCCGGATACCACCAAGACGTTCAACAAGCCTTAAATAATAATCCGAATGCTGTGAGATATAGAACGTGACGGCGTCCTGACCACGAAACTGCTCTTCACGTCCATCGACGCCCTCAATCACATAAAAAGAACCTTTCTGCGTGATTTTTCCCTGACTCACTAAAGCGTCATAAAGAGCGGCTGCATTTGAAACACCCTTGCCCCACACGATAGCGATGCTCATCGGAATACGTGGACTGCAGAAACGGTTCTTTGGGTCACACATAATCGTGCATATCGTTCCATACTGCTGCTTCTCGGTAGAGCCTTTTATTTTTCTGGTCAGCTTGTCCTTTAATTTCATCCGGATAGTGATGTCCATGTAATGCTTTTGTGCCTCGCCACCGGCTGCACCGTCCTGTGCACCGTACTGAGTAAACTGCTTTCGGTTTTGTGCCACAAAGAAAATAGTCTTGTCGGATGTGCCGAACTTAGACCTAAACCGTCGCAAGAACGCAGAAATTGTACGTGCATGGATAGCCAATGTCTGATTCTGACCAGTTTCCTTCTCAATCATATCGGACGCAGAAGCAGCCGTTAAAGAATCGACAACGATAAATTTCAACGTATCATCAGTCAAAGCATTGCATAAGAACTCGTCAATTTCTTCAAACGTGTCGATAGTCATCGGCAGGAACATACGAGACTTGGTATGATTCGTAAGCCCAAAACTCGCAATCTGTTTGTCGTTCAGTCCACGCTCTGTGTCGATGTAAGCACAACGATATCCTTGGTCACAAAGATTCTTACACATGAACAAAAGAAGACTTGATTTGCCGACGGCATACGGTGCAGTCAGCTCAATGAACGTTCCTGTAGGAATTCCTTGACCATCAGACAGGATTGCGTCGAGAACGAAACTGCCAGACTTGATATACTTACGGTCTCGAAGCACCGCAGCCGTCAAATTGTCATAGTACTTCCTGCGTGCCTCTGGCATAGCGTTAAAGGCTTCCAAGTCTCTCTGATTATCCTCATTCCACTCAGAATCCTCAATCTGAACATCCTTACCGGCATTGGAATCATTCGTTACACGAACCGAAACCTGCTCACCGTCTTCTGTTATTTCTGTAAGAGTCTCCTCAATGATTTCTTCTGTGTCATTTACAACTTCCTTTGCGACTTGTTTGCTTGGTTTACTGGATTTACGGGTTCTCTTTTCAACCGCAGCAGATGACGTTTCCTTCTTCGCACCACGTGATGAACTCTTCTTTAC